TTTATTTTCTCAGCCTGCCCTTGAACCATATCGAGGCCCCACGCAAAGATAGCGAACAATTTTCCGATTTTCGTTTCGGGTGGAATACCGCGCCGCTGGTTGTCGTAGTCCTTCCGACTATAGGCGCTGGTCAGGGCGTATAGCATTTCAGACAGATGGTTTTTCATGTCACAACCACCATGCTTTCATTGGTTACGGCCTTTTGTCGAGCCAGGATACTGATGTTGTCCCAGCCGTAGGTCTTACCGTCCGCGCTGATTTGCAGGTCGAAGTCCACTACACCCTGCACCTTCAGCACTTCGGTGGGCATTTTTACGCAGATGACCGACTGCCCAATGTTCAGACCGCCTCTCGTATCGGCCCCGATATACGCCACAATACTCTGCTTTATTTGTTCAATCCCGTTCAGCGGAAAATGCTTATCGGTTACAAGGTTAAATACCTTGACCCAGATATTCACAGGAGAGGGGCGGCTGAAGCGAATGTTATAAGTTCGCCCAGAAGCCGTAATAACCGGGACGGTTGTGTTACCGAAGCTCTCAATGCCTGCGGCTTTCCGACGATAAATAGCCTGAGCGATTTCCTCATCCAGACCACCGTAAGCAATAATCTCTACGGAATGGGGCGGCAGGCCGCTCTCGCTCTCATCATCGGTGTCATTCTCCTCTCCAGTTACAGCGATGACAGCCTCAACACTTTCGTAAACTTCGGCGATAATGGCCTCAAGGTTCACACCGCCCGCAAAGTCTACCGATTTGTAGTACCGTTCCCGAAACTCCGCATCTGTTTCGGTGTTACGGCCCCCATCGAAGGGCTTCGCATTTGTAACCGTTTCGATGCCCAACTTCGGGTTTGTAATCGTAGTTATAGTCCCTTTCAGAGTATTACTGTCGGGCCCAGAGGAAACCGCTGTCGCCGGCAGCGTCACCTCGCCATTTCTAATCACACCAGAGCTGACCGTGATATACTGCATCCCCGCAGTCGTTTCTGCGAGAAAGCCTTCCGGGACTTCTACGCCATCCTCGCCGGTGAAGGTCAAGTAGCCCACGGCTTTTTGCGCCCCCAACAACCGCAGCCCTATAGCACGGCCCAGATTGTAGAGGCTGGCCCCCACCGCTGTGTCGATGAACCGGCTGTTGTAGACATCCTCCAGCGTAGTGAACAGGAGGTTCAGCATCCAGGCGTAAATGCGGAGGAAGATGCCGAGAGGGGAGCGCACGGTCAAATTGGCTTTCGTACCGAACAGCTCGCGGGCCTTGTATTCCAGGGCATCCAGCAATTCCGCATAAGTCGGGCGCCGGAAGCCGGCATCCGTTAAGCCCCAATCAGTCGCTTTTGCCATTACGTTGTCACCCCCAGATTTATCGTTTCGCCGGAGTCCAGGGTCGCTGAGATTTCAACAGACACGCTGCGGTTCTCGATGCTGACAGAAATCTCATCAACCCTGGACACTTCGGGTTCCTGGAAAACGGCCTCACGAATGACCTCCTCAACTTCACCCGGTTCTAAGTCGTTCTGGCTTACGCCCATGATGCGCTCGTAGTCAGTGCCGTGCTCCCGGTCAGCAAAAAACTCCGCTTTCCAGGTCAGCAGCGCATGGCGCACGTTCTGAATGGTGGTGTCCGTGTCAAAAATCTTCTTGAACGAACCCGTGTCATCAAAGACTAAATCGCGGGTTTCAGGGTCAATCAGCAAGGTCATGTTTTCCATAGTCTTACACCATTCCGTACTCCGCGAACTTCTCGAAACCGCCGAGGTCTCTGATGTAGCTGCGGGCGTAGTCCACGATGCCGCCGAACGGCACCGGGGGAATCGGGTTCCCATTCACCAGGATGTTCACCACGGTATCGCCGATGGAGCAGTAGGCCGTGACGAACGCGCCGCCGTTCTTCCGAGACAGGGCGTTGAGGTAAATGCTCATGGACACATCCGCTTTCGACAGGTCCTTCCCATGCAGCCCGTTGGGGTTGCAGTAGGGCTGGTCGCTGCCCAGCTTGCGATTCGTGCAGCCCGTGTCGGTGTCCGGCCCGCCGGTCCAATCGCCAATCGGGTTGATGGTGTACCGCTTGAACCCGACCAGACCGGGGAACTTTTCGATTTCCTCGATGGAGGCATTAGACTGGCAGATGGTGGCATCCTCCGCCTGGAAGTCGAACAGGTACTTCCCGTCGTAGGGGAACCGGGTCCCGAACCGCTTGGCGAGCTCCGTCGCCCTGGCATAATCCGGGTTCCATTTGGCGGCGAACACGCCGTTGTCGCCGCAGCGAACACCGTCGCGCTGATTCTGGGACAGATGCACGTCCTGGGGCACCTGGGTGAAATGAAGCTCAACGTCCCCGGCGATGCGCCGGACAGCCGCAGCCACCGCTTCATCGGACAGCCTCACGCTCGTCTCGGCGATGACCGTGGCCCTGCCGTGGCCCAGCAGAACCTCCACCGCAATCTTCGGCGCGGGGTCCTCTTTGTAGGCGAGGTCCACCAGGGCGCCGGCGATGCGGTCCGCCAGCTTGTCGGGATGGTACATATTGACTTTCTCAAACATTGGTTCTTCCTCCTAAAATTGATTTAGCCGCCGAATATCACGTTGCCGCTGCCGTCCTGGACAGTACCGCCGAGGGAAACAGCGTCGCCGATTCTGGCGGCGGGCTTACCGTTGATGACTACCTTCGAGCTCCCGGCGACAATCACATCCTGATGGCCGGGGTGGGTGACACAGCCGTGGGCGGAGTAGTGGTCTCCGACCCGGCCCGCAAGCCGCCCGTTGATGATGACGTTCGGGCTGCCCTCTATCAGAGGGGCCGGGGGGCAGGCGTCGTGCCCGGTGCAGTTGTCATTCAGCCTCGTAGCTTCTGGCATGGGAGCCTCCTCCTAATTGAGATAAACCTTGCCGCCGGTCGTGACCTTCATATCCCCCTCCAGAGTGATGTTCAGGTCCACGCTTTTCATGTCGATGGAGTTCTCGGTGAGCTCCACAACAGTCGTGTCGGTGTTTTTGAGAATCACCTTGTCTTTGGTGATGGCGGCGAATATCTCCCCGTCGTCCTTCGCTATGGCGATGCTCTCCTCCGGCAGCCCTTTCACTTTGTAGTCGCCGGCCACCAGAGCGCCAACGAAAATGGCATCTGTGGTGGCGTGGTTCCGCTCGGTCAGAGGGACGGCCTCTTTTGCCCCGGTCACGGTGGCGTCCATGTCATGGTCCAGGTAGACCACCACCCCGGTGTCCCCCGGCTTGAACCAGGGGCGGAAAATGAAGCCGCCGCTGTGCGTGACCGCCACCGGCACCTGGAGGATAGGAGGCTGGCTTTCGTACTTGCCGTTCTCCAGATGCTTCGACAGCGGCTGGACATTGACGGTCATCTTCACAGGGTCGAATTTGAGGACTTTCACCACTGCTGCCACGCAGATGCCCTCGGCAACTTTCAAATCGTGGATGCGTTGGTATTTGTAGCTGTTTAGGTCCATGCGGGTCACTCCTCGCTAAAACGGTTTCAGCTCCATAGAGGTTTTCCAGTCGCCCGTGCGCCCCCCGGTGTGTTTCCCCTTCGACACGAGGAACCTTCCGTTGAGGTCAGCCGACTGGATTTTCACGACCTCCGCCGTGGCTACTCCGTAATTGAGCAGGCAGGAGCGGGAAACATGGTCGTCATCGTCTCGGGACTCCCCGGTTTTCTGCGAGTTGGATTTGGTTTCAATCGGGATGGCGACCTTCTCCTCGTCGGCCCGGAGCAAGCCGGAGGTGGGCGAGAGCGTGAGGCCGTTGTTGATGCCGTCGTCGGCCTTCGTGATGTAGACCTGCCCGGTGGTGCGGATGATGAACCGGCTCTTGCACTCGCTGACCACGATTTCTGTCAGGACCTGCTTCAGATTGCCCCGGCAGACCCGGCCTCGCGGATAGGTCTTGTTGATGGACAGCTCGCACTTCCCAACCTCGACGCCGAAGATGTTCAGCAGGTCTTTCACAATCGCCATCGCCGAGATATTCTCGGTGTAGGTCTTGTTTATCAGCTTGTTCAGAACCTCATCCGCGCAGGGCTGCACCGTGATGGTGGTGGTCCAATCGACGTTGGCCTGCTTGTGCTTCAGACCGGCGACCTTGCCGACCAGGATGCAGCCCACGTCGCCGCGATACCCGGCGTTCAAAATCACCGGGTCGTTTTTCTTGATGCCGTTCCGGGTGTTCTCCGAGAGGTTCATCACCTTTACGGTCGCTACCGGCGGCTCATCGCTGTCCTCGAACGGAACCTCGAAAGAGAAGTTCAGCCCGTCCAGAGTATACTTGTTGCTGCCGAGAACCAATGTGGCATCCCGAATCCAAAAGCTCATTCCGAGGCCACCTTTCTGTCATGGAGGTACAGCTTGACCTCCCGCCCGAAGTTCTCCCACGTCACCTCCGAGATGCCATCATTGGAGATGCAGGACGGGATAATCACAGGGATGTGAAATCGCTCGTCCTCTACCACATTGAACAGCGGTCTGCCATAGCGCACGACCTCGCCGAAGGCCAGGACGTTCCCGTTCACATCGAGCAAATCCACCGTGAAGAACTTACCGGTGACGTTGTACTTGACGGTGAAAACGAAGGTCTTGTCGGACAGCTTCAGGGTGAAGGAGTACGGCACCCGCGACACATCCACCTCGATATAGCTGACATCTGCGTTAAGGTCAATCAGTTGCAGCGCCATACTCTCTCACCTCCTGTTACGATGACAGGCCATTGTAGCTCCCGGTTATCCGCGTGAGCGGGGCGGAGCTGCTGGGCTGCGTGTAGGCAGCCTCGTACCGCTCCATGCTCTCCGCGCTGACCGATTGCAGGTAGACCGTGTTCATGCCCGCATTTACGGTTTTCGCCAACTGCGGGTCATCGCTCCGGCCCATATCCTGGCTCGTCATGGGCAGCGACTCGCCCATCGGGACATACTCGGGCGAGGTCGTCTGAATCCGCTTAAACGTCGCCGAGAACGCGGCGCCGTTTCTTTTTTTTTTAAAAAAGGGGGACCAACACCCAGGGAAAAAAAAAAAAAATAAATAGATTCACGCCCCACACAC